GCCCTCTTGTATATGGCCTGGTCATCATCGCCGGCACAGTATATCTTATCGGAGTATTTTTCTATTATGTGCGCAACATCCCATTGCAAAGGCGAGAGATCCTGTGCTTCGTCTATGAAACTCACACTTAGATTCGGACAGAACTTAGAGCTTTCATTTACAAATATCTCAAGCATATCGGTAAAGTCATACAGCTGTAGTCGTTTCTTATAGTTAATTAAGGATTCGGCTACGTAAGATAGTGTCACCCAATCTATATCGGTGTTTGATTGGTTGTACTGAGAGCGTAGAGGCACTTTACGCAGTCTAGCCAGGTTTATAATACTTAATATGGGATCAGAGTTTGCGTTAGACTCCAGTATATTGTCTTCTGCATTGAATCTGTCCACGGCAATACTGACGCCGATGGCGCGTGATAGCTCTCTGTAGTGCTCAGCCTGCATAATTTGTTCGGGTCGTATGCCTGATAAGCGCAGAGCAAAGCTATGCAAGGTACGAAACCACGGCAATTGCTTAGGCTCTAAACTAAATCGTTGACACGCACGCTCTATAGCTTCATACGCCGCTTGCCGCGTAAACGCAAAATAACCTATCTTTGAGGGAGGAATACCTTGGTTTAGTGCGTCATCAACCTTGTTTAGTAGAGCGGTGGTCTTCCCCGTCCCTGGTGGTCCGTATATCCTGAATATCTTTGTTTTCATTCTGCTCATCTATTTTTTTTACTATAACACGTATACGCTCACGAGTGAGTCCATACATCTTTCCAATAGCCGTCAGCGTCATTAATTTATCTGTTCTTAGAGAATATATTTCGTTATTACGCTGATTATATTTCAAGTGCATCTTCAAGATCCTCCATACTTCCATACCTCTTTATAAATATGGGCGTAGTTTCTCCGACCCAAGCACCGGCAGTATTAAAATCAAAATACTCCACGGCTTCTTCGTAAGACATACCGTGACGCCGACACAGTATAGCTATACATTCATCTCTGTCATAGGCAATAATATCTTTTTGACCACACCGGCTGCCTATGCCTATTACAGCCTTATCAAACCCGTCGGCTTTTAACATTAGAATACCTCCTTCTTATTATTAATACCAAAGTCCGGGGCCGATACGGTTATCTCCTTGTTTCCAAAGGCCGGTATCTTCCATACACGCACAGGACGCCCCTTAATTTTTATAAGCTTACTCTCGCCGCCTCTGTCACGTAGTCGTTGCGCCATTTTATACGTTTTGTATTCGAAGAAACGATGTTTCTTGAGGTGGTTTTCAAAGTCTTTAAGACGAAAGTATGTTACGTTTTCTTCCTCATCAGTCCAAGGACGCTTTAACAGTATCTCTTCTTTGTCCTGTGCCTGCTGTAAATAAGAGCAAAACTCTTCAAGATGGTCATAAAATTGACCTGTAATGCTTGCATCTTCAGGCACTTCTATAATAGCGCTTTCGTTTTCACGCATCTCACGCAGTAAACTGGATATGCGTGTTTCCCAAATATTACGATTTACAGACTGTGGCATAAAGTTTAACTGCTCCATACAAGCCTTTTGAAAGGTAGTTTGGTTTTGTAATGCGTCTGTATCCAATTCTAAGGGCTCGCTATTGACGTCTACAAACCATACGGGGGGTACGGAGTTATATTTACGCAAGTTGGCTATCATGGCCCCTTGTATGGCCGCTCCTATGCCATGGCGTCGTGTAAGACACAGAGTCTTGTTGCAATGTGCGTTAATAGGCGAGTCACTACATTTGTAGGCATAATCTTTTTTCTGTAGCTGTTTTGCCACAATATTAACCTCACCAAGAGGCAAAGGCGGTTCAAGGTAGTTTGTATTATATATCTGTATCTCTGTTTCCCATGTATCCGGGTATGCCTTGCGCAGATATACACCAAGGTTAAATAAGCCATTGTTACGCCCACCCTCTGATATCTTTTTGCGTGCTAATATTTGAAGGCACGGTGGGCCGTCCACCAATATATCTTCTTTTATATTCTCGCCGATGCGTATTTTAACTAGCTGTTCCGGCGTTTGTTTATATTTTTCGTATAGCGCTATAAACTCATCTAAAGTGGCGCCGGTTCCGTCGTCTTTAATGGCATATCGTAAACCATTTTCCGCATCAAAGTACGGTAGATTAAGAAAGTTACCTACGTCGTCACGGTCAAGATTTAGTTTTATTTGCTTGGGAAAGACTTCACTACCACCATACCCAAGGGCGGAAGATACTTGCTGTAATGTTTTCTGCATATCTTCAGCGTCAATCCACTCTGTAGAGAACAAGAAACAATGTGCTCCTCCTGATTTAGATCGACAGATCACCAAAGGCAGTTTTAATTTTCGTATCTTTTTCACTAATACTTTATGGTCCAGGGGATATTGATCGACATCAATACACCCCCAAACACATTTGTTTTCTTCGTTTATGGGTATGATACCTACTGCCCGGCCTTTACCAGACAGGTGACCCTCCCACAGCTCTGTGGACCGTTGCTCGCGAATAATCGCGGCACGGCCCGTGCTCTTACCATTTAATTGCTTCTTGTCAATCTTAAACGTGCCATACGCCAACCGCAGGCCGTCAAAGATAGCGGCAAATTTTTCTGTTGTAGACATGAGTAGTTAAAATACTTTTTTGTCTTTAGCCGTATTTTCATCCACAGTTTCAGGACGATAAGTTTCAGCATCTTGATTATCCGACTGATGCTTAACCGCCACTTCACCTGCTTTAATACTTTGAGCAAAAGCTTTAGCCTGATTGTAGATATCGGCGTCATTGACCATAGTATCCTTGACCATTTCCCATCCGTGCCAACTGCCTTTATCGTTTTTCTCAGGCACAGTAAACAATCTATACACATGACTAAAACGTGGTGGACTAAAAGCTCCATTTGGACCCGGTAAAACGATAGACTTTATCAACGTATTCCACTTTTTTGATTTCTTACGCTGAGTAGACTTCATCGTAATCAACGCAGGTTCAGCTGCACCATCGTCTTTTAACAACAATACAAAATGCTGATGCGTTTCCTCAATATAATCGCCGTCGGCACCTACCACTTTATCCTGATTTGTATTTTCATCTCTTTGAGTATCAGGTCTTTTTTCGTTAGGCATATATATTGCTACAGGTGCTCCTGTTCCAACGCCACGTGGTGCCCATTGAATAAAGCGAACTTGATAGGAACAAGGGACAACTCTAATACCCTCTTTACCTTTGTAGATCTCTTTATTGACGGTATTATAAATGTCGCCCTTCTTAGCGTTTTCATTTTCATTCATAATATCATCGTCTTGACCGGATATTATCTTGAGAAACGGTGTAGCCAGATCGTCTTGACCAACATTTTCGTTACCCATGCCTGAGTCTTGTTCAAACATAGAATTTAAAGCGACCACGTTTGCAGATTTAGGGTCTGCTACCTCTTTTTTTGCTTCAGCCATTCTTACCTCCTTTGGCTTTTTTGATTACTGCTCTTTGCCCTATAAAGGCTCCAAACAGGTCTGACGGAAAAAACGAGGACTCTGTGCCCTCAATCATTTCCTTAATAAATTTGCGTAAAGTGCTTGGCTCAACTTTCTCTACCTGTTCTACAGGTAATTGAAGGTTTTTTGCACTAAGAAACTTTTTACAGTGCTCTTTAAATTCAAGTGCAACTTCGTCATCACCTGAACCAAAACTAACAAACACTTGATTCTTAATGTAATCACCATGACCATTATCACGCAACCATTTAAAAGCTTCCTCTCTATTATCCACTCTGATAGATCCACCATATAATGGTTTGACTGAAACCTCTTCTCCATTTGTTAAAACAAACTTAGAGCAATTAGCCTCTTCCATCATGTTAGGTAAATCTTCATCGGACATTTTAAGAAGTTTCTTTTTTTCATCCTTGGTTTGGTCTTCCAAGTTTGATACGTACTCTTCCTGTCTTAGAATAGCTTCTGCTAATCCCGTTAAAGTAGACAGGTCCTCGTTACTAAGTCTATGTTCTGAACTATCAGAGGATTGATTTGCATCAGCCTCCATTTGTGTAAAGATATCATTCATCTTTTTCTCCTTAAAATTAAAAGACCTTTTCAGGCCTTGACATATACACTTATATATG